AAAAGACAAAATAAACTTACCAGCATTTGTTGTTCCTGAATATTTCTCTTTAATTGCTTGTTCAACCATATATTGTTCTTCTTCTGCAGGTACGCCTGAATTAAAGTTAATAATAGTTGATGGTAAGAAATTATTTAAGATATTGTTGATGTGTAAATTAGCAACTTCTTCTTCTACAGCACAGTATTGTATTGCAGAATAATAATCAGGTATTCCATAATAAAATTTGCCTAGAGATACACGTTTAAAATAAAGTACTTGGCAGTTGTTAGCATATTCTTTTTGACCAAATGACGGGATATATGATGGTTTAATACGTGCATTTTCCCAATCTGATGAATAATAATAACCTTCAATTACGCCATCTTCATTACACTTACCTGCTCTTAATGTATTAACTGGTAGATGATAAAATGCTTTAATTTGTTTGCCTGCAAATTCAACTGATATAGATGCATTACCGAATAACTTATAATCAAATAATATTTTCTGTAATTCGTCTTCTGTAGTTAATTTATAGAATTCGTCTTGAACTATTGGTTTGTCTTTAAATTTAACACCTTTACCATTTAATAGATTAACAATACCATCCATTACAGCATTGTTAGTTTGAGATGTTTCGTAACGTTTTATTAGAGTATCAAAGAAATCATTCTGATAATCAATACCATAATTGACCCATTCCTTTTTAGCCATAGATGATTCAGATATGACTGGTAATGTATAACCACCTGATAATGCTACTACTCTAATATTACTTTTATGTTTTTCCATTTTTAGAAAATTATGTATTCTGTTAAACTACCAGTATATGATGTAAACGGTTCTGCAGTTATAATATCTGCTGATGCTGTTGTTCTCATTATTTCACCTAAATACAATGATGAACTTATTGAACCAGTAGTTTGAAATATTTTTATTGAATGTATTGTATCGTATGCTATTGATGCTGATGCTCTAACATTCAAATAACCATTAAAATCATAGCTAGCAGTTACGTTAGTTATATTAGTTAGTACATTAGTATCTTCATTAATTAATTCTAATTTAAATTTAGATGAACTATATGAAGCACTTGGTGCTGTACGTATTTTAAATAAGGGACTACTTCCGCTAACTATTATCATAGTATTATAACACTACATTTGAATTTTATTTTATAGACAAAAAAAGGACCGCTATTGCGGTCCTCTTAAATAGTAATTTCTAAAAATTAAGCAGTAACAACTGTAATTACAGGACTAGTAAGTGCAGCAAATGGATTTGCAGCAGTAGATCCTGACAAGAAGTTTGCTGGTAATTTTTCGTTACCTGTAAAAGTAGCTGTGTAACCAACTAAATCTCCGTATGCTTGACCTGAAGCAATTGTACCAGCTGTCATGTCGCATCCTTCTAATAATCCAGCTAAAAACGCTTCACCGTTTCTAGTATGAACAACTATTTTAGGACGACCATAAGCCAATAACTTAAATTCCTTAGTCATTGTAGCGTCTAAACGTTTAATCTGAATAGATAAACCTTGTGAGAAGAACGTAGTTCCGTTATCACGAGATGTATTAACTGTTTCAGTATAACTGTTAGCGCCTTTTAGTTCGTATTTGTAGACAACTGAACCTGAAGGGAATGCTGTGATTTCACTATTAGCGTTTTGTGTAAAACTACCTGTATTGTAGTTTATAAAGTAAATCGCTTGTAATCCAGCAATACTATCCTTACATTGTTCAATTCTACCTGATGATATATCGCAAGGCATATTAATATTGATTTATAAAGTTTTTAAATAAGGGGACTGAACAATTCAGCCCCCATTTTATTAATTATTTACCGTAGTAAACGATGTCACCTGCAATACCGATTTGAACACCAGCAGTGTAACGCATAATCACACGTACATTTTGTGAACCGTCGATATCAGACATATCAATTAACTTAACTTCGTTAGAATCATTTAATAAACCTGTTCCGAAGAATAAGTTTGATTTCTGAGCAGCGATGATAGTATTGTTAGCTAAACCTGGAGATAATTTCAATGGAATACCTTCAAAATCTAATGGTTTTTCACCGATAAATCCTTGGTTCAAATAACCGTTTGATTGAGCTGATAATGCATTTTGGTATGCTTTAGCTACGTTTGTAGGAATGTAGATATATAAATCTTCTTTTCCGTAAACTGTGTTAGGGATAGCATCCACAACACGTTGTAATTCAGCGATAACGTTAGATCCAGTTACTGTAGCAGCAGCTACTACTTGAACGCATCCTGTTGCTGAACCTGAAGTTAATGATTGAAATCCTGCGAATTGTCCTTGAGCAGCATTAGAACCAGACCAAATAGATTTTTCAATTTGTTGAGCTACTTGTCCAGCTACTTCTCCGATTAAGAAATCAGTAAAGTTAGCAGGTAAGTTATCATAAACTGAAACACCCATTTCGATAGCTTCCCAGTCAGAACGGAAATCTTTCTTACAAAGTTCTATATTAACTTGAAATTCTTCTGGTTGAATTATTTTTTCAGCTAATGTAATTGATGAAGTTGCAGTAAAATCGCAAGTTGCATCGAAAATCATATTAGTATTAGAGAATGTTTTGATAACATCTTTATACTTAATATTTGGTTTAATGGTAATTTGTTCCTTATCTAATGTAGGAGCCGATAACAATGCTGCAGCGATATATTTTCCTGAGAATTGACCGGCGTAGGTTGAGGTAATACTAGTAGTAGTTGCCATTTCTTATTTTTAAATTTAAATTTTTTTTAATTAAGCGTTTAAACGAGCGAAAACTCTAGACTTAACATCTGTTCTCTTAGATTGTGGAGATGACAAATTAATGCGTTTCTCTTCAACTGGAGCACCTGAGAATGGTTTAGACATTTTAGTTTCCATATGTTTGCCTAATTCATCACCCATTGGTTCGTCCATAATCTTCTTATTTTCTACAATGTCATTAATTTCATTATCTTTAGCATTACGCTCATCGATAATTGCTTGTAATTCATCTACTTTCTTCTTCAAATCGTCTCTCTCTGAACGTAGAGCTTCTAATTCTTCAGAATCAATAGTAACCTCTGCTAATTCAACAACTGGTGCTGAAGCAGATTCTGTGTGCGTTTCAGTAGCTTCTAATCCTAGAACTACTTTGATTTTTTCAATTATTTCTTGACTATTCATTTTTCAATTTATGGGTTAAGTCTTATGTGTATATAACATGTCTGAATATTTTTATTCGAGAGGTAGGATATCAGAACTGTCTCCCATATATTCAAACGTTGTTGTTGTTTAGAGGTATGTCAGACCAGACGAGTAGGAATTAGAAACGTGAGAGGCGGTTATACGTCTGCAAACGTTTGCAAACGTCGATAAGTTAGGTTGGTCGAGTGGTTAGACGATAGTCTGCAAAACTATTTACACTGGTTCGAACCCAGTACTTAACTCAATAAATTAAATTATGATATCAGTTATAATCCCAACGTATAAAGAACCTGAAGTACTTGATTTATGTTTAAAGTCTGCTATTAACGGACAAGTAAATAAAAATCAAATTATAGTAGTTGTAGATGGATTTTACGATGAGAATAAACACGTACTGGAGAAATATAAAGATGATATATCAGTATTAGATCTAGAACAAAATGTTGGTTTAGCTCGAGCAACTAATTTAGGTGTTTATAATGCATCTCATGATTTAATTCTGATAGTAAATGACGATAACGTATTTCCAGCTAATTGGGATACACGATTAGAATCACAATACCAACCAGGTGCTATTTATGCTCCTAATCAAATAGAACCAATTCCAAGTATATTTTCACAATTCATAATTAAAGATTTAGGACGTGATCCTGAAACATTTGATTTAGAAGCGTTTAGAGTATTTGAAGTTAATTCATCTAAAGAACATAAATCAAACGATGGTTATACATTACCTATATTCATGTCTAAGAAAGATTATTTGAAAGTAGGAGGGTGGGATGAATCATATTCTGGAGGATGGGTTGTTGATTGTGAATTCTTTTTAAAATGTAATTTAAATAATATAAATAGTATTCGTTTACATAAT